CCCGCTTGACGGACGGGCGCGCGCATAGCGGGCATGTGGTACCCGTACGGGCGCCCTTTTGAGCGTTCGAGTCGGCCGCGGCCGAGCACGCGCTGTCACGTCCAGGTAGGCATGCTGTCGTCTAGCGCGCGGTAGAGGATGTTCTCGCGGAGCTCCGTGCCAGACTCGTGAGCTGGCGTCCAAGTTGGGCTGGTATGCAGCTGCCGAGTCGACGGCGGCCGTGCTTCATCAAACCTTCACCTAAAATTGTGGCGGCATCACCAAATTGGTGGTAGATTGCTTGTAACGGATCCGCTGGCCGCTTGGAACGGCCAGCGAACCCTCACCACATCGCGAGAGGTTAGGACTCACGACAATGGCTACTGCCACAGTACTGGACTACGCACCGACAGCCACGGCTATGAAGGTGCACCACCATATCCCGGCCGAATACCGGGTTAGCTCATTGCTCACGCCGGAAGGCTATGCGCCAAAAACAGATAAGGGCCGGGCCCGTGGCTACTCAACAGCCATCATGTATTTCGCACCCAACAAAGTTGGTGGGGTGAACGTGTGTGGCAAATGGGCTACCGCCGGCTGCATTCAAACGTGCCTAGATGAGGCTGGCCATGGCGGAATCTGGTCAAAGAAAACCGGCATTAACGCCGTACGCGAGGCGCGTATCAAACGGAAGCGCTGGTTTGCGGAAGATCGCGCCGCATTCAATGATCGGCTGCTACAGGAATTGACCCTATGGCGCGCCGGCAAGCTAGCCAAAGGGAAGACTCCAACAACGCGCCTCAACGGCACGGCAGATCTACCGTGGGAACATCGTTCACTGGCAATGAATGATGGCCGGACCGTATTCGAGCACTTCCCGGACGTGCAGTTTTATGACTACACCAAAAATCCGGTGCGCATGCTCGCATTCTGCCGGGGTGAAATGCCGGCCAACTATCACTTGACATTCTCGCGGTCCGAGTCAAACGACGACGACTGTCGCGCAGTGCTCGCGGCCGGGGGCAATGTTGCCGTGCCGTTCATGGTCAAAGATGAGTCGGGATTCCCGGCGACGTTCATGGGTGCACCGGTAGTGTCCGGCGATCATGACGACTTGCGATTCCTTGACCAGCCCGGCGTCGTGATTGGATTGAAGGCTAAGGGTCGGAAGGCTAAGAAGGATACGTCCGGGTTCATTGTTCGCCTACCGGTGGCGGCATGACTCCGGAATCGCGGTTCGCGACGTTGAGGCGCGCCGTGCTCGCCTACGATCGCGCGCTCAAAGCCTATGGGCTACTAGGCACGGAATGGGTCGACAGCGACGCACTAGACAAGCTGTGGCATGACGTACTGGCCGCGGCCGAACCACCCGAAGACACTTCCGGACAGCCTGTCCAGAACTAACCCCGGACTTTAGAGGAGTACCCCAATGAACCAGTACCTAGTGGACTACACGGTCCGCAACATCACCACCGGCGATGAGGAGGACATCCGCGTCCTCGAGTTGGAAACGGAAGAATTCGACGGATTCCCCGAACAGGTTCGCGATGACATCCGCAACCTGATAGGACTGATTGCCTGGCAATGGCACGCCGGCCAGCCTATCGCCGCAGATTGGCTGATCGCTCAGGATCAAATCCTCAAGCTGCTACTGCCGTACATCACGGATCGCGCCCTGTATGACAGTGACTATGAGGCATGGGAAAACAACGTGCTCGAAGGCACGTATGACGCGCCGGTCCAATCGTGACCGGCTCAACGCTCGACTATGACGACATGCGCGAAGCACGTCGTCAGATTCTCGCGGTTCAGGATCCACAGGCTCAGACCGCGCTGTTTACGTTGCTCGGTCTCCTGGACAAAGTCGCCGAGGACCTCGAGCGACGGAAGGCTCCAATCAACCCATGACACAGATTGAAGCGCTCGAGTATGTGCTCGAGCGCCTGACGCACGAGGCAAGCATCCGCCCAGCCGAACAGAACAAAGATGCCCTCGCTCGCAAACTGGCCGCCATTGAAGCGCTGGTAGCGCTGCGCGAGGACCTGCAGCCATGACGCCGCTTGACCTGAAAGTCTGGCGCACGCGCCAGCGACTCACCCAGGGGGACCTCGCGCATCGGCTGGGCGTGCATATCAATACCGTCAACCGGTGGGAGACGGAAGGGTCCAACATCCCGCCGTTCCTCCCGCTGGCACTTGAAACCCTCGAGCGCCGTTCACACGACTCAGGCACCGCACCGTATGGCGACGTGACGCTGGCCGCGGTCTGAGTCCCGCGAACGCAAGGCTCCGATGAGCCGTCAGCCGATGGGCTGGCGGCTCATTCGACGTTTAGCGGAAAGCCGAGTTGCACCGCGCGCGTCCCGGTCGCCTGAAGCACTCGATCGCGCCACTCGAGCGCGTAGTGCAGGTGATTGGCGCACGCCGCGAGTGGCTCGCCACAGCGCGTACGTTTCTTCATCGCCTCGTAACTCCACGCCATGCTGTCGGACGAGGCGAGGAACGCGTCCAGTGACCGCAAAGCGGTCGTCTTCAGCCCGAAGCCGTGCAGCCGAATGCCGGCCGCGGACAGCGCCACGAGCACATCGACCGCGCCGCGGGTGCTCTGGCGCCGGCACACACTGCCGATGCCGACGATGGGCAGCCTGTCCAGACTAACCCCGGCCTGCTCGTACATGTCAGCATGGCGCAGGTAGTCACTGGCCTCCCAGCCCTGCAGAACAGGCGCCCACGGGAGCTCCGGGGCTCGTAGCCGTAGTTCGAGATAGCTGACCACGCTGTGGTACTGGTGCTCGGCGAGGTCCTGGCCGGTTTTCTTGAGGATCCACGGCTCGCACATCCAGTCCTGGCTTGCTGCCCACGCCAGCTGGCCGATCTCGTCGGCGTAGCGGCGGACGGAAGTGACGTACGCCTTCGGCGTGGTCTGCCACGCACCGTACAGGCTCAGTTCCGAAAAACCGCCCGAGTCGAGGATCCACGGTGCCGACGCACGCGGCAGGGTCTTGCGGACGCTGAGCGTACGGTGGGACACCATGAGCGGAACGTCAGTGCGGCTGAGCCAGTGGGCCTTGTGCGTGCCGAGCCAGAACTTCACGATATGCCCAGAGGACCGCGACGGCGAGGATGGTCATCTCGAGTTTGCCGACCACCTGGCCAGCCAGGAACTCGAGCGAGCCGAAAGCTAAGAACAGGAACAGCGCCGAGTCGACGACCAGCCCGACCACGTTCGATGCCGCTATCGCCCCGAGCCAGTGGCGCTCCTTGAGCGGCGTGTAGATCAGCAGATCCGCGGTCTCGGATGCGAGGAAGGCTGCGCCTGATGCGACGGCTAGCGGCCCACTCACGAGTCCTGAGAGAGCGGCGCCGACAATGATGGCGAGATAGGTCCAGCGTCGGCCGAGCTGATCCTGGGTCAGGTCGCGGAAGGTGAAGGCGAGCCCAGCGAAGTACACGCCCGCGGGCGCCAGCAATCCGAAGCCGACGGGCACGAGCCCGAAGGTCGTGATCGCCCAGTTAGCGCAGAAGATCGTAGCGATGTAGGCAACCAGTGGCCAGTACTTCATTCGGCTGGTCCTTTCAAACAGTCGTGGTGCCGACCGGGCGTCAGTGCGTCATGGTCGACACACAAGAAGTGCTCGCACAGCGGACACCACGTCTCGACGGGGCTGAGACAGCCAGCCTGCTGACACGAGTCGGGGACCGCGGCGACGCGCGACTGCCGTTCCGTCTTCCGCGGTCGGCCCATCCTCGGCTGCGCAATCTTGCGATCGAGCTGACACGCGAGACACAAGTTGAGACCATTCGGCTTGACGATGAACGTGTAGCAGCCGGGCGTCACGCACACCGCGCGCTGGTGCGTCTGGTGAAGTTGCCAGCTCACCTCGAGCCCGTCGCGCCGCTCAGTCACGCCGCGGAACGCCTCGTCAAGCTGATGCGCCGGCTGTGGTGCTCGTCGCACACGTGATCGTGTGACCAGCGTTCGCCACACTCGGGGCAGTAGCCGTGCAGGTTGTGGCACTCGAGGTGATCCTGGGCGACGGCGACCGCCGTCTCGCACATGTGCCGCCAAGCGGCATTCATCTGGTCCCACCATTCCTCAGATGTCCACTGCCGACGGAAGCGATCCAGCTTGCCGGTCACGCGGTTCATGACGATGTACTCGAACGCCGGCCAGTCGCCCGTCTCCTCGACGACAGCCCACGTGTACAACATCGGTTGCCACACCTCAGCCTGAGCACGCTCCTGGGACCACACGCCGCGGGTGGTCTTGAAGTCGTAGATAACGCCGCTTGCCGCGTCGTACAGGTCGAGGGCGCCAATGATGGGCGCGCCCAGCTCGACGTTGGTGTCGAGGGCGAAGCCCCGCTCGGGAACGCCTTTCAGCCCGAGGTCGAGGACCTGGTCGATCAGACTGAGGCCGATGGCCGTGAGGCCACGCTGCACCACACGCCCCAGAGCAGCGAGGGCGGCGGACTCAGCCTTCCAGGCCGCGCGGAAGGCGCGCTCGCCGTCCTGGCCGTTGTAGTGACTCTCCAGCCCCATGTGAACGGCTTTGCCGAAGCACATCGCCTCGGTCGGCTCGATCGCCACACCGTCGACGTACCGCGCGCGGAACTCTGAGCGACACTGATCGAAGAGCATGAAGCGGGTCGCGCTCCAGTGAGGCATGACGATGCTGCGCTTCACGAGCGTCGCTTCGCCTCAGTGGCAATCCGTTTCCAGCCGGTCGGCGCCTGGTCGGACGGGATCGAAAACCACGTACCGTCGACGGGATCCTGGACGTTGATCCACCCGCGCGCGCGTGACCAGACAAGGGCTGGCGGCCAGAGCGCCTCAGCGGCAATGTCCATTCCCTTTTCCTGGCTATATAGGTGGGAATGGGGAATGGACATTTTTTGAGATTGCGCGCGGCCCAAAATCGAGGGTCCGTTCCCGCCCTTCGGGAATGGACTTTTGCGTTCAGTCATCGTCGTCGAACGCATGCTGAAAGTAGCGGTACGGATCGCCCGCTTTGCCCAGCCCGAGCCGACGCACGAAGCCTTCACGCACCAGGGCTCGCAAAACACGCCCGCGGTCCTCATCCTTCCCGCCGACCGCTTCCTTCAGCTCGCCCGTGCTCAGCGCGTCGTCAGGGTTCGTCGGCAGATTAGCCAGGATGTCCCGCCGCAGCACCTGATCGCGCACCACGTCGGCGTCGCCCAACGCGGTATAGACGTACGGCTCCTGCGGCCCCAGTTCGACCAGAATTTTGTCCGGGGTCTCCTCGAAGCGCGAGATGCCCTCGAGCAACCGCTGGCGCTCCTTGCCCGCCGTGTTGCCCGTCAGCCGCTGCAGGTGGAGCACGATGTCGACGGCGCCGGCGTACGCGGAGCTGCCCCTACCACTGTCGCCCACCTCGCCGCCTGACTTGCGATCGTGCCGACTTACGAAGATCGCCAGCCCGGTCGCGGCGGCCGCCTGCAGCGGCTCCATCACCACCATGGCCGTGCCGGCGCTGTTCTCGGTGTCGCCGCGTACGCCGCTGAACTGGCCGAGCGTGTCGACGATCAGCACCCGCGCGCCCACCTGTGCTGCGTACGCCGTCGCCTGCGCCACCACGTACTCCCACTTCATACCGATGGCGCGGTGGAACAGCAGCACATGCAGGTCGTTTCGTCCGAGCAGCCCCGCGCGGCGCAGGTTCCTTTTAAAGGATGGACCCGACTGCTCGGTCAGGTACACGATCGGCGAGTACGTAGTCGCCTGGCCGAGGAAGGGCTCGCCTTCAAGAATGGCGCGCACCATGGCCAGCACGAGCGTGGTCTTGCCGGCCTGCTTCACCTTGCCATCCAGCTCGGTGATCAGCCCACCACCCAGCATGCCGAACGCATGCCAGACGATGTGCTCGTCTTCCATAGCGGCGATCTCCGCGGCCGTCAACCACTCGACCAGCCGCGGGCGGGACGGTGCTCGCCCCGTGCCGTTGACACTCGACGCTGGGCCCTGACCCAGGACAATCCGCCGCGGTCCCTTCGACCGCACAGCGCGATCGACAATGACGTGATACCGCACGCTGGCATTGCGCCGGCCGCTGAACTTCGTCCAGCCCAACGCCATGTCGCGTTCGGCGAGCAGGTCCTCGACGAAATGCGGCGCGCAGCCAGCATCCAGCAAGACGACCGCCAGCCGCCACAGCGAGTAACTGCGATCGAGTGCGCCCGTCTCAGGACTCGTGTCATAGGCGCGCCCATACCAGCGCTCAAGTGCTTCGCCGCGCAACGCCACCGGCGGTGCACCCGGATCGCGCGGAACGGCGCCAACCCCCGTTGGCGGCTTCTGCTTCGCCCTCAGCATGGCTACCACCCACTCGGGCTCAGGTACGTAAGGCGAGGTCGTCAGATCCTCGGGATCCGCAGGATCGAGCCAGGTATACAGCCGTAAGCTCTGGTGCAGACTCGGCGGCATGACCGCATAGCCGGCCGACAGCACGTCGTACTGGCCGGTCTCCGTCAGCCGATAGATCGGACAGTCGGCCGTACGCGCGTACAGATGGTGCTCGTGGCCGGCGCCACCGCCCGAGGCAAACGTGAGCGTCGGCGGCATGCCGCGCGCCTCGAACTCGGCATACCACTCGATACCATCGGGCGCGAGGTCCACCAGCCCCGCCCGCGCGAGGTCGACACCGATGTTCGCCGTCGGCCACATGCTCCACCAGCGTCTGATCTTCGCCTCCTCGGTCGAGGCGTCCTCGAGCCCGTGCATCGTGCGCGGGTGCTTGCCGGTGTTCCGCCCGCAGTCCACCTTCTTCGGGCAGTCGCACACACCCTGGCCATCCGGCGTGTGGAGCGGCACGACCGGCCAGCCGAGGGCAGCGTAGCGCAGTGCCGCCTCGATCAGGCTCATGGCAGGAACGTCCTTTCAATCTCCGCCCAGTCCGACGGACGCCACACCTTGCAGTCGACGCCGCACGCCGCAAGTTCGGCGATCACCTGCTTCTGGGCCGGCAGCACCACCCCCTTCTGCGACTTCAACTCGCGCAGCATGAACAGCCCTTTCCGCGGATGCCAGAACGCCCAGTCTGGCCAGCCGTACGCGTCACTGGGCGACACGCCCATGACGACGCCGTAACTCTTCCTGGTGTGGTAGCCGCGCCACCCGCGCAGTCGAGCGAGCAAGATGACCTGCTGCTCGAAGCGGTCCTCGGAGATGCTGCCGCGCGTCGTGCGGCGACCGGGTGGACGCACATGGATCACTCGGCCGCAAGCTTCCGCCAGTACGCCGCGAGGCGAGCCGACCAGTAACTGCTGCGCGACCGACAGTTCGGCCCGCACCACTGCTTCTGCTTCCGCTCGAGCACCCGGTCGCAACGCCAACACCGCGGCAGGAACGGCTCGAGCTGTGTGCTCGGCCGTACCCGCCGGATGAACCGCGGTTCATCACTCGTCAATACGGCGCCGCCCCCGAGCTGCTGCTGGCGCTGCTGCCGCCGGTTCGGGCTCTGGGTCGGGCGCCGTAGGCGCCCCCGCTACCGCGCGTGCCGCCTTCGGCGGGGCCTTGTCGGGCCGCAGCAGCAGCAACTTCAGCCGCTCGTTGCCGTCGGATGTGGTGTAGATCTCGAAGCTGGCGCGCGCGGTCTTGCCCACCAGCCCTTCGGCGAAGCCGCTGTCGATGAGCGCGTCAACTTCTTCGTCCTTCATCGAGCCGCCCACGAACGCCTCGATGTAGCCGCGGCCTTTTGACGTCCCGAACGTGCTATCGCTCGTCCACGCCCAGCATTCGAAGGCTTCACCGGTGCGCGGATCCTCGAACGCTGTGCCGTCGTCGCGATAGATATTCAGTTTCCACACGATCGCCATGGCGCCCGCCTTGGCATCGGTGAACTGACTCTCGCGCTCTTCGATCTCCCACAATTTGACCCTGTAACTCGACGACTCATCGAAGTCGTCGTCGATCGACAGGCTGAAGCCTGATGAACTTGGCCGTCTCGGCATGCTGGTCTGTCCTTCCGTCCAGTGGCGCCTTGCGCCGAATTCACCCCTTCAACGCTCGGTAGATCACGATGGTGACCACGATGATGGCGACCCACATCGCCAGCCCGACCAGGATGGCCACGACGTGCGCCAGACGCATGTGGTAGTGCGGCGCACAGTCATCGAAATAGATGCCTTTGCGCGGGTGCTCGATCATGCTGCGAGCGCCACCCGAGGGAATGGGAACTGCTTGACCTCGTAGCCATCGAGCAGACAGCCGCCATCGGCGTGGTGCACGCCCCCGACCTGCTTGAAGAAGTGGCTCACGCCGAAGCCACGGCACTGCTCGTTGATATCGCGCACCCAGCCGAGCTCGAACTCGCGATGCTTCGGCCCGCTCTCTCCGCCCGTGATCACCCAGTTAATCCGCGGCAGCCACTGCGTCAGGTTGAGCGGACCAAGCAGTGGTTCAGCGCTGAGGAAGTGCACCACCGCCGGTACTTCGAGCAGTGCCTCGATGCGCAGCGGCGCCCACTTCTGCAGCTCAACGCTCGTGCCCAGCCACACGTTTGGCCGAGGCGATCGCTGCCACGCGCTCGGCAGCATCTTCTTGATGTTCATCGGCCGCTTGGTCAGCAGCAGCCAGTCGAGATACGGCGTCTGCTCGATCATCTTCCACAGCCGCTCGCGCGCGTAGTCCAACTGCGGGTTGAACTCGAAGATGTCGGCCATGCTCGAGCAGAACACCAGCCGTCGCTGGCCACCGCGGACCGATGGCTGCCAGATCTTTGTCCAGTCCGTATCGTTGGCCGCGGCCTTCTTGTTCCAGCGGACCGGCTTGCGCCAATTCTCTTCGCCGGTCACCAGCCGGCCGCTCGTGGCTGGTGGACCCCAGTAGCCAGGGCCGCGCGTGTAGTTCGTCCAGTTACGGGCGTAGCAGTGGTCACACCCTTCAGAGACTTCGTTGCAGCCCCACCAGGCGTTCCAGGTGTGGTCGCACCAGTAGATCCGTGTCGTGTCGCCCATCAGCGAAACACTCCTCTCAGCAGAGCCCCATACGAACAACGTCGAACTCGCGGGCGCGACCAACGCTCAGCATCCAGCACACCGCGGCATGGTTGGCGTACGCGTCGAAGACCGACCGCGACGCATACGGCGTCGTCAACCACGTCGACCTCAAAAACTGCCCCAGCCCAGCCGCGCCACTCCTCGCATTGACCGCGTTGGCATTCCAATGCGACTCGTACGTGACGATGCAGTCCGCGCGAGCTGAGTACGGCGAGACCTGTACGTCTTCTTCCTCAGCGCGAGCCGGCGCGGCCAGCCAGATGAGCGTGAACGCGATCAGTAGCGCGCATAGAAGGAACGTCAGCGACCACACCTCGCGGCGCGACAGCGCCATCAGGCGCTCTCCTCGTCGTCCAGCCGCGCACCGCAGTGCGGACAGACGGGTGGAGCTGCGTCCTGTGCCTGAGCCAGCAGCAGGATGTACTCGGCCGCCGTCTGCAGCGCTGGACTGAGTGCCGCGCTGTTGCGCAGTGCGTGCACCATGCCGTCGCGCCAGATGAGCCAAAACGTCGCGGCATCGACGTGTCCGACATCCGGGTGCCAGTGGCGTAGCGCGAAGCGACGGCGAGTAGCCGTCTGCTCAATGTCGAGCGTGGCGATGCTGGTGTCCGCGCGAGGCATAGCTTCGCCCTGGGTCGTTCTGGGCATCGGATTACGACGCCAACTCGAGCGGTTCGACCGAGCCGAGCAGTTCGTTCAGTTGGGCGCGGGTCAGCTCGGTGTCGTCACCCTGGAGCGAGCGCCACACCGCCCAGCGCAGCAGCGCCAGGACCTGCTGCCGCGGCTTACGACCACGCAGGTCCGCGAGTTCGTGGAGGGCATGCCAGCCGGCTGGCCCGAGGTCCGTACGCACCACCGCCGGCACACTGACCGGCTTGGCGTCGGCGAATCCGTCGTGCATCCCGCCAGCATGCCGGCACACCCAAAACCGCGTGCGCCATCTTTTTCGCCGCGTGGCGTTAGCGTGGCGCACCTCCCGTCTGCGCCATTGTCACGCCAACATGTCGCACAGCCAGGGCAGCAAGGTCTCGAACGCGTGCCTCAGAAAACGTGCGATCTGCACCGTGCCATCGACGCGACCATCGATCACGTCCAGCACACCGTAGACGAAGGCCGCGGCCGCGGCCCCAATATGACCGAGCTGTTTCAGGATGCGCTTTTCGACGAACTTACCGCTCTTGTCGAAAACCTCGTCGACGATCTGGTGGACCAACCCGTCGCTGCCGTCAGGCTCGACTAACGCTGGCGCCGCGGCGATCAGCCCCTCCCAGGACGGACGCCAGCCGCGCTGTGGCGGCCACACCTCGACCCAATCGCGCCCGCCCAGCTTGAGGCTGCGCAGGAGGTGCTTGCGATGATCCCACCCGCGCGCCGAGAGGCGCGGGATGTGGTTCGCGGCAATATCGACGTTAGTCGGCGGCCGCGTTACCCCTGGCGCGAAGTGGCGCCCCACAGCAGCCAGGTACTCGAGTGCCTCGTGCGGTACACCGGGCTCTGGCAGCCCGAGCTGTGTCTTGTTTTCCACCCGACCATGCGTCCCCCATGCAACAACAGATTGGTTCGATTCGGCCCCTTCGTTAACGGATCCTACGCAGTTTTTGATGCGCTGTGTTACGCCTTTTGCACGCCAGTCTACCCTATAGAACGGGCGTTCGGGAGAAAAAGGGGTGGTTGAGCACGCACTGAGCACGCCACAATCTCAATAATATTGGCGTACCGACTTTTTCGAACGCCGGCACACTTGCCGGCATGGCACAGCCACGTGACGCCGGCGCGACGCGCCCTGAGGCACCTGACGCCGCGCGCCTGTTGCGCCCGGTGCCGCGCGAGACAGAGGTACTGGCACCCGTCTACGCGCTCATTCGGGAGATCGCTGAGCGACTCCGCCGCGACCAGGACTCAGGCGACGAACGCCAGCCTCGGCGATAGCACTTGCAGGTCGTACTTCAAGAAGCACGGCAGACAATTGCTATCGCTTGTCTGAGCCACGCTGACCTGGACCGTACCGCTCCAGCGGATCGCCACCGTGCGCTGAGGTCTTGTCTGAACCATCACCTGCTCGCCGTCCGACCCGACCACCGCGCGCAGATTGGCCAGTCCGATGATGCGTCGGCGATCGGCCGCAGTGGCGTGTTCAGCCACAAGCTGCACGTCGCCCGCCAGTCGCTGTAACTCGTCGACTTCAGCCGAGCTGAGTCCAGCACCAGGCGCCGCCTCGACTTCCCGCAATTCCCGTCGAAGTCGTACCAGCAGTGCTTTGGCGTCATCGCGTTCGGCTGTGTGGATGGCGGCCTCTTCCTTGGCCATGTCGTCACCTTCAGCCTCGAGCTCCGTGAGCCGCTTGACGTGAACGCGCAGGCGACGCTCGCAACTCGCGATCTCGCCCTCCACCGCGCGCCGTCGGTCATCTCGTCCACGATCATCAAGCCGACGCCGTTCTCGCGCGGCCTCAAGCTCAGCGCGCAATCGATCTGGATCCGACAGCACCTCGACCAGCGCAGCCCATGCCTGCGCCTCGATCAGGTCTGCACGCACACGCGGCACCGAACAGCGCTCACGGCCCACTGGTGCCCGCAGGCTGCCGCGGTCAGCTTCGCTCAGGGAACGCGAGCAGACGTAGTAGCGATTGTTCGCCTGGTTGGCGATCTTCGTTTGGAAGATGACCGCGCGCCCCTCACGCTCAGTGCAGGGACCACACTCCAGCCGCCCCCTGAACAAGTAAGGGTCATCTTCGGCCTTGATTCGTGCGGCACCGCGGCGACCGCGCCGTGCAGCCATTGCTTCGGCCACCAGTTCGAAAGTGTCGGTGGTGACGATCGGCGTGACCGGGAACTCCCGCCCGCCCCACGTGTACGTGCCGGTGTAAACGCGATCGGTGAGGATGCGATGCACGCTGTGGCCTTCCCAGTGCCTACCAGCGCTAGCCGTGTACCACGCCTTTCGAAACGTCAGGGTGGCGCCGGGCGGCGGGATTGCTTCAGCCTGAAGCCAGACCAGGAGTGTTGCGAGTGAACCGACCAGCGCACGCGCGTAGAGTTCGCGCACCACTCGCGCCTCGGGCTCGTAGACCTCTAACCCGCAGACAGCGTGTTTCGGTGTCTCATCGCGTACGTAGCGGAATCCATACGGCGGCCGCCCACTGCCGGGCACGCGTCCTTCGTCAGCTTTGTCGCGCCGTCCATGCATCGTTCGCCACCTGATCCGAGCACGCTCGAACTCAGCGTCCATGAATGCTTCTGATTCCATCTTCTGGCGCCAATGCGTCGCGTACGGGTTGCCGTCGCCAGGATCAGGCACATCAGGCAGGTCACCCCACACCACACGTACGCCGTAGTCGCGGACCTGTCGCGTAAATGCAAGCCCCTTAGGCGTGTCGCGCGTCCAGCGATCAGTCGTTGGCACGAGCAACGTCTTGAAACGTCCAGCACGAGCGAGCTCGACAACGCGCTCGAGCTGTGGCAGATCCCAGCGAGCACCGCCAGCGTCCTCGTCGACGCCATCGCGGAAGCGCAGTTCGGCAGGCAGCGTCAGCCCGAGGTCCTGAGCCATGTCGTCGACACTGCGCTCGGTTCGCCGCAGACCGCGGCCATAGATCGCTTGAACCTGACGGCTGACACGTTCGTAGGAGGCAGCAGTCTCGACGGGGTCAGTCGCCCATGTCACCGGCGCTCTTCCCATAGGTCAGTGGGTTTGACCTTGAGGGCACGCGCGAGTTTTCTGAGCGTAGTAGGGAGGACGTTCGGGTCGCCCTGCTCGAGTCGGATGATGGTCGCACGTGAGACACCTGCACGTTCGGCGAGGTCGATCTGCGTGAGCGCGGCACGCAATCGTAAGTCGCGTAGCCTGACCAGGGCCGGCACGTGTCCCACGGTAGTTGAATGAGGGATTAACAGGGGTGGCCTGAGTGTACTGCCGATGTCAATTGCCATAGGTCGGGCAGTGTAACATACAGGTTGCACCGGTGTCGGCTAAGGGGTATCCTCAGGGGATGCCAAGCAAGACCGAGCGCCTGATCACCTGCCTGGCCGTCTATCGCATCCAGCGTGTGAACCACCACTGCTCGCTGCCGCGGCCGCATACGACCCACCGCTGCTCGTGTGGTATTGAATGGCCCGAGGGTGATGGACTCGTTGGCTAAGCTGCAAGCCGAACTGGCCGAAGAGCGCCAGTGGCGCCAGGAGCTGGCCGACCTGAGCGTCGATCAGCAGCGCGAGATCGAGCGGCTCAAGGCGGCATTGCGCCAGATTCTCGAAGACCCCGACGTGCGCCTACTTGACGCCCACCGCGACGATGGCTGGGAGGCCTTAGCCAGAGCTAATGGCGCATAGGTCTGATAAGCGCGCCGAGCAGATCACGGTTGTCCGCGCCGAGTTGATCGCGGCCCTCAACAACCTTGACGCCCTGCGCGCCGAGGTCGAGCGGCTCAACGCTGAACGCCAAGGGTGGGCAGATACGTTCGCACAGAACATGAAGGTCATTGGAGCCGAGAACGCGCGGCTGCGAATGGCGCTGGAAGGGGTTCTCGCTGAAGCGGATCGAAAGACAGATGCTTTTGACAGAGCGCACGCTGCGCTTGAGTGACCTATGGTGAGCAAGCCGGAACGTCGGCAGCGATTGGTCGAGATCGCGGCCTGGGTGGCACAGATGTGCCTGATGTTCGGCTCGTCGCCGCACACGGCGTACACCGTCGCTGGCCTATTTGTGGAAGGCATCGACCGCGAGTGGTCGAAGCAAGGCCGCTGATGTTTGGCAGATCTTGGTATGTCTGACAAGATCAACACCATCCAACAACGCCTCGAGTTAGCCGGGCACATGCCAGAAGCCTTCGACACTGGCGACAGCGCCGCGTTCCGCTGGCGTGAAGATGTGACTACGCTGCTGGCCGAGAACGAACTGCTACGGGCAGCGCTTCAGAAGATCGCTGAAGGCGCACACGGCGATTACGTGGGTGCCGGGATCGGGTGGCGCTTGGGTCATCAAGCCATCGAGCACATCGCCCGAACGGCGCTTGCCAGACATAACGCTTGATCGACCTAAAGATGGATAGATCTGACTCGATTGAAGCGAGCTACATCGCCTGGCAGTGGTGGAGCGATACGTCCGACTACTCCCGGCCTGGCCGCTGGTCGAAGGTGCATCGGATGATTGAGCCAGGACGAACGTTGTGCGGGCTGACCCTGCCGAAGCGGGGCGACGTAGCCGACTTCGGTGATGACGTGATGGGAGACGGAGCATGCCAACGTTGCCGGAAGGCAGCCTAGACAGGTTGACAGCCGAGCAGGCGGCAGTCCTAGCGCAGGGCGAATTGCACGACCTGCGGGGAACGATGGCATCTGTGGATGAGGCAATCCGATTGATCGAATCGGGCGTCTGGTCAGGGAGCGACTTTGCTCAATGGTGGCGGGAGCGTAAAGCCGAACACGAGGCAACGATGCTGGAGCGGTTCAAGAATGCCCTTCGGCGCTCTTATCAGACCTAAGTGCCGTTAGATGGAGCAACCTATGACTGACGAGCCACAAGTGCGCTTCTGGATAGACCATGGGACGGAGGTCGCCGGGCTGACGGCGACCGACTTCCGCATCGCTATGCGTGAGCGTGACATGCTTCGCCGCGAGAACGAACGGCTGCGAGCTGCGCTAGAAGAGATCGCTGATGTTGCTCACCCGCCAGACATGCGCTCCGTCAACATCGCCAGACGTGCGCTGGGTCGTTAGATCTACCCGAACTGGTGTCTTTAATGCCTGGTCAACGTGACCACACGGTGATTAAATTTCGCCCAGCGTGGCCCTCGTCCTCAGTCTCTTTCCTGGCATTGGCTTGCTCGACATGGCGTTCGAGGAAGAGGGCTTTACGGTCGTCCGTGGCCCCGATGTGCTCTGGGGTGGCGACATTCGTTCCTTCCACCCACCAGCCGGCGTGTTCGATGGTGTCATTGGCGGCCCACCGTGCCAGACCTTCTCACGACTGGCGATCCTTCAACGGTCGAACGGCCACGAACCGCGGTTCGGCAACCTGATCCCCGAGTTCGAGCGCTGCGTGGCTGAAGCGGCGCCGGCCTGGTTCATCATGGAAAACGTGCCCGACGCACCGCGGCCCGAGATCGCCAGCTACCGGGTATCGACGCACAAGCTCAACAACCGTTACTTCGGCGCCGAGCAGAACCGCGTCAGGAACATCTCGTTTGGCACCCAGGACGGTCGCTCGCTCGTGGTCGACGTGGCACTGTTCGAGGCGCCCTACACGCGCGGCCGGTTCTCCGTCACCGCTCGTCATTCGGGGCGACTATCGTGGGTGCCCAAAGCCGTCACCGCCGGGCACGGCGGTGCGCCCAAGCGCGACATCTTCGTGTACTCGCTCGAAGACTCGTGTGAGCTTCAAGGGTTGCCGCGCGACTTCACCGAGCACATGCCGTTCACCAAGCAAGCGAAGCTCAAAGCCGTCGCCAATGGCGTGCCGCTACCAATGGGCCGCGCGATCGCTCGAGCCGTGAAGCGCGCGGTTTATCAGATCTAACTGTCCTTCTGTCTGACAAGCTAGCTGTCGCGCCGGCCCTATACTGAGTACGCCGCGGCCAGGCTAGCGACCGCGGCGCACAGCACAAACGAAGGAGTATCTTCGCCCATGCATGATCGATCGTACGACCTCGAAGCGCTTGAGGGTCGCCTCATCAATCGCCTGGCCGAGATGGAAACTCGTCTGGTACGCGACATCAACAGCGCCTTCTGGCGTCAGGCATTGGCTTTCGCCGGGATCCTTCTGGCGATCCTGGGGCTGCTGACAACGGCTGTGTTCTTCACGCTCTCCAATCTGTGGGCGCAGATTGGCGCCCTTCAAGCGGCCGTGCAGAAGCTCACTCCATGAGCCGGTTCATGTGGTCGATGAGCGCCTGCTGAAGCTTGGCGTTCTCCTCGCGCATGGTCGCAATGGTCTTCGCGTGGTCGCGCCGGTCCTGCCAGATGAAGATCAGCAGCAGCGCCACCACGGGCGTCTGAACGAGCAGGTCGCGTAGCAGCGTCCCGTCGAAGATCACCTGAACTCCTCGGCCAGCAGTCGCTCAGCCATCTGGTGCGCGAACATCAAGCCGTCGAGGAAGCGCTGGTCGAGCAGCGCGCGGTGGGCGGGACACTTGCCTTTGCCGACCTCAGGATCGGCGCACGAACAGTTGCGTTCGATGGCATTCAGCAGGGCGATCAGTTGCGCGGGGTCACCGTGAAACACCGCGCTGACAACCACGCCATACCCCTACTTAGACTAAGAAGTGTGCGGCGAAAAAGGCCAAGCCTAACGGGGTGAGTCGGCTCGTCCACGGTGCATTGGGCATCCACCACATGAAGCCATCGATAACGAAGAGCACGATCGCAACAACTAGGAACACTTGACCCAGGGCCATCAGAAAACTCCTCCCCTCAGATACGCACCGCTCCGACCAGGAGCAGAATCAGAAAGATCACGATGATGAGCCCGACGATGCCCAAGCCCGGCCCGTAGTAAGGATTCGTTCCATAGCTGCCGCGACCGGCATAGCCGCCGAACACCAGCAGGACCAGCAGCACAATCAGAATGATGCCGAGCGTGCTCACCCTCAGCCCTCCACGGAGATACACGAGAACGTGGACGCATATCTAGACGATCGAGATCGCACTCCAAGGCCCGAGCCGCTGCCAGTCCTCACGACTGAGCACGTCGTAGATACCGCGGTACCCAGGGCCGGAGTTGGCGATCCAGATGTTCGAGCCTTGCACCCCGCGGAAGGCTACCCAGTGGTAGAACGCCGCGCCCGACCCCAGTCCGAACGTCTGACTGTAACGCTCGTACGCCTCGTCGAAGCTCAGCCAGTCGTGGCGTGTGTCCAATCCCGCATGCTCGCGCAGTACCCGACGGAGCTCCCTGCCCGTGGCGTCCATCAGGCCGTACGTGGCGTTGATGTTGTCGGGATAGCCGATCGCTGCACCGACTACCTCACGATTGGCGTACACGTCGTCCGAACGCCCAGCACCACTGCCACGCTCAACGTATTCGGTGGCGCACACCGAGCAGGTCCAGTTGTAGTACTGCGGCGGCATCGTCGTCCACGGGTTCCACTCAATGGTGTCTGGCGGTGGCTCCTCAACGTCCCTCTCAAAAGGGGGACATCTTCACGTCGTTGTCGCGCTCCATCCAGTAGTAAATGAAGTCGCGGCCAAACGTTTGCGACACCTTGTCGCCCTCGCGCAGGATGATGAACTGCTCGTCGCTCCTGGCCTCGTCGCCGTTGTCGGCGATCGCCTGGGCGACACCTGGTCCGATCGAATAGTCGCTCATGACGGTCCCTCCTCTGGGCGCAGCGTGACGGTGCTGGTGCGCCAGTCGATCGAGTAGCGGTCGCTTGATGCCATGCTCAGCCCAGCGTTCTCGAACGCTTCGATCAGTGCTTGCTGGAACGCGAGCTGCGCAGCCTGGTGCAATTCGGCTGCCCACTCGGCGCGGGTGTACAGACGGTGAACCCGCCGAGCGGCACTTGCGCTAAGCATGACCTCGTTTGGCTTGCCCACGGTCTGCCACTCGTGCGTATCGTTGAGCCGCTCGTCGATTGTCATCACTCGTTCCAGTACGCCAGGTAGGCGACCGACACACCCTCGGTATTGCCCGTCTCGTTTCGGACACGAGCCGTGAACCCGGTGTAGGTGCTCGTGCCGAACTCCACGTTGATACGCCACTGGGTGTGATCACCCGAATTGCGCAGCAGGGTCAGCATGGTCGCCGGGCTGGCCGTAGAGGGGAACGCGGGCGTGAACGTCACGCCAACCGTCGTCTCCGCGGCGTTGGCCACCGCGGGCGTGGTGAAGTAGCCAACGCGTACGTGCGGCGTGCCGTGAACGCGCGCCCCGTCATAGGCACCGCCGTGCATGATCGGGCCGGCACGGCCCGAATCAAACCGTAGGCCGATGCCCAGGTTCTGATTGATTAGACCCGTGCCAGGGGTGTTGTTGCGGTGCCAGCCGGTGGTGGCGGTCAGATCGGTGGCACTGAGTGTCGAGGCCGCCGTCAGCACACCGGTGACACCCAGGGCGCCCGACACGTTCAGAGCAGCGGTCGCATTGACCGTGTTGTTGAACGTGGCTACCCCGGTCACGGCGAGCGTGCCGCTGAACCCGACATTGGTGGCATTGAGCGCACCCAGCGCGGTCGCACCGGTGACCCCCAGCGTGCCCGTGATGGTGGCGTTGCCGTCGGCCGAGATGTTGCCCGAGTGGGTGACGTTGATGGACTGGAAACGCAGCGTGGTACCAGTCGCAAACGGCCCGAGCGTGGCGCCGTTGGCGAACTGGATCGAGGTCGTGCTCAGTACGCCGAAGACCAACGCACCACCCTGGTGGGCACCGTTGTGGTTGTGCCCGGTCGTGCTCGAGAACTCGCCGTCGATCGTGTTGAGTGCTGAAGCCAGAGTGATCGTTAGATAGTTGGCTGTATCGTCTCCCCCGACTGCCGTGCCCAGTGCCAGTTCTGAAGTCAATCCGCTCATCAGAGGTACCTCAAACTATCGATGGTGTAGCCCGACAAGTCGGAGACTTTGGTCCCAAGTAAGCGGGAGATAATTCCATAAACCGTCAAAATCCGGAACTCGGTAGCTTGGAAATCGATCAGCCAACCGCCGCCACCGCCGGCACTCCGCGGCAGCATCCGTTCCGAGTAGTTGAAGAAGGCGAGCGCCTCGACCGTTTCGTCAGGCATCTCGAGTGTGGCGAGCTGCGGCGCGGTGACCGCGTTCATCATCGCCTGATGCACTCGCTCTGCCGACAGCCGCGCCGCGGCGCCGTCTAATCGCGCGGTATACAGCCGTCCGTCGACGGTGCCTGAAAAATCGCGGCGGAAGGCGGGCACCACCCGTTCGTGGATGGCGATCGTGTCAATGACGGGCGTGGTCGCCGTGCTCGAGTTGACCAGCCCGACCTTGAGTGACAGACCGCCGCCAGCTAGAGCCGGTGGAGCCTCGATAGTCTGGCCATTGGCCTGGAAGGTGCCCAGTGTGAGCCAGTTGCCAGTCGGGTCAGTCGGTGGACCTCCAGCGCTGGCCATGACGCGGTAGCTCACAACTGCCTCGTCGCCCACGCGCATGACCGGCCCGAAGATGGTGAACGAGGTCCACTGTTTGATGTCAGCCTGGAACATAGCCGTATGGAGTGGGAGGACAAGCTCGCTTGGTCCGAGGCTGAACTCGGCGCCACTGCCCGTGGCCAGTGGTGACTGAACCAGCTTGATCCAATCCCAGCCGCCGTCCGCGAAGCCGATGTAGAGTCGCTCCTGGCCCGAGGCGCCACTGACTGACATTGCGGTGATCTTGCGCCCGGTCCAGTGGGCAAGTGCGCCATCCCATTGGTCGTCGAAGACCGAGCTGGCGCCGTCCTCGGCCTGCTTCATCTCCCACGAGCCGTAGGTCAGCAAGTAGCTGATGTTGTCCTGTGGGTTCCACAGCCCCAGGTAGCCCTGGTACCCACCCCAACCACAGAACACTCTGGACTCACCCCGAACGGGTGAGCCGTTGTCGAGCAGCTTGCCGGGGCCGATGGGTACAAGGCTGGCGCCAGGCATATCCAGACGGTAGAAGGATGGGCCGACGCGGAACCATAGCGCGTTCATCCACGCCTGGGCGCGCAGGCCATTCTCGGCATTGATTGGGCCACTCAGCCCTGGGTACAGGTCATTGGTGGTGCCGTCGCTATTGAGCGTGTAGAGCGTGCCATCCTCTTTGAAAATGACCAGCGTGTTGGCTGTCTGGCGAATAGTGGTGATCCTGACGGACGGGTCGCCCACAAAGAACGGGCCGCTCCAGTTGGCAGCCACCTTGGGATCGGCCGTAACCTTGCGCACCACGCTGTTGACGATGTCGGCCGCCCATAACTCGGTGCCGACGACCTCAAGCGCATAAGCCGCAAAGCCAGCTGGCAGCGTGGCCTGGGTCCATACATTGGCCGGCGTGCGCTCCCACAACGCGCCGCCATTGGTCACCACGTACAGGCTCGCCGTAGCACCCGCGAAGCCACCCTGGAAGACCACCCCGTCCTGCACTACGTTGGGCGTGAAGTCCCGCAGGACCGTCTGGCCGCCATTGGTGTCGTCGGCGCGACGATACGCCTTGGTCCCAGCCAGGATGACCTGGTCGCGCGTGCCGCCCACGTTGGGTACGTCGACGAACTTATAGACCGAGCCACCCGGCACCGAGGTCGGCACGATCGGGTGGACCAGTGGTCCCTTACCCACTAAGCCGCCACTGACCGTGACATCCATACCCCAGTAGTAGCGTCGGTCGGTATGCGAGGACTGGACGCGTTCGCCGTAGCCGCCCGTGGGTTTACAGGTGAACGTTCGTTCGCGGTAGATCGGTGCCGAGTCGTACTCCTGCTGGGTGGGCACCACCCCTTCGAGCGTCTGCTGCTTCTTGCCAATCAGCAGTCCGTCCTGGTTGGCGAGCAGCATGAGGCCGATGCGGTCGTTGGCGCTGGAGATCGATGAGCCGAGACGCAGATGCCACGGGAACGGGCGTCTGCGCGATGACAGTTGCACTCAGGCTCCGTTCACGTCGTCAATGAGCTGCACGATGCGCTTGTCGGCGACATTCCAGGCCATGTGGTCCAGCTTGTTTTTGAGCACGGCGTAATCCGCGTCCTCCAGTTCCAGCGTGCCGTTGGCTGCATCGATGGCATCGAGTAGTCGGATGCTGGAACGCATCTCGGTGATGTCGATGCCCTTCTGCGCATCGAGCGGTCGGCGCACCACCTCTGTGAGCACCGACCTGTAGTCGATGGGAGGACTGTCAGGACTTTCCAGGGTCTTGAGTGGGATCTGTCTCACGTGTCTTCCTGTTGCTAGAGGGCGTCACATTGACCACGGACGGGCCGACTGGCCCCAGGGTCGACCACGCCGTGGCAGACCCGTCGGACCAGTCGGGTGGACCAGGCGTGCCCTCGTAAGGCGTCCAATTGATAATCACGGATTCCAGTTTCGAGGTCATGGCGCTAACTCGAAGTGGTCGGTTTGCCAGATCACGATTGGCGCACTCCCGGAGGTATCGAACGCACTGCCTGCCCAGCGCACAACGGGCGAGCTGGTGCCCATCTCGAACAGACTGCCCGACCAGCGCACCGCCGTCGTCGGGATCAATGAAGGCACGTAGTCAATCAGCACGCCCAACGTGCCCATCCGCCGCAGCACGGTCGGCATCAGATCGACGTTTAGTCCGAGATTCGACACCACACCGCCGGCGCCGGCGAGGTGCGGCAGAACCACGTCGACATTGAGGCCGACGCTGGCTGCCGAGCGCTGGGCGAGTGCCCGGATATCGACGTTCAGCCCGTCGCCACCAACCTGACGGTCTGTCATCAGCGCACGGTCACCCCTGCCTCGACGGCGTTCAAACCGCTGAGCGTCCAGGCCACGCTCGTCGCCGGGTCCGTTTCCCAGCGACTGGTGACATATCCCGCCGTGGTGCCCAGCGAGATGGCGGTCGCCTCGTTCACGGTTGCCCCGCTCTTGAGCGTTGGTGCGATCGAGCCAGCACCAGCGTCCGAGTTCTGCGCGAGCACAATCGCCTCGACACAGTTGATCGACGACACGGCTACGGCCAGGTCGGCCATCGCGTACAGATCACGGTCGGCAACGGTCGACGACAGCACGTACTGCGCCAGTGACGGCGGGAGTTCATTCACCTGGCCGTAGTTCGTGCCCGTGTCCACACCACCGCGCGCCAGCATGGTTGATGAGCCAGCCCCAGTCGGCATGAGCAACAACACGCGGCCATCCCCTATCTGAGCGTTGTTGGGCGTGGCGGGTGTCGTGTCATTCACAGCGAGGTCGTCAAATCCGAGATACAGACCCGTCGGACTCGCCAGACCTGCACCGTTCACGTAACCAAATCGGATGCTCTGCACATTCAATGTGGCGGTATTTGAGTTATCGCCCGAGAAATTGATCACTCGGTTGCCGTCGAGCCACACCTCGCTGGTACCCGTCGTCGCCGTTGAGATGAGCGTGCGCCATTCGATGACGTGCCAGGTGTCTTGGGGAATGCCTGTACCCGAAGTGCCCAGCAGATTCGTCGTTGGCGCTCCGCGATACAAGCGCAGAAATGTATCCACAGGGCTATACGTCAGTGCAGTCTGCACTCCTGCGACGGCATCATTTAGCAGGACAATTGGGACTTCAGTAATAGATGCGGCATTGTGTGCCAGAAAAGCGAACCGAGCCCATACTTCGGTCTTCGCGGCTGCGAACGTAAAGGTCTTGTACGTCGGATTGAACGTAGCGCCAGTCGAGGCAACCTTCAGGCAATAGCTCCCTGCGCGCGGCGTGGGCGTGCTGTTGGCAGCAGTGATCGCTCCACCGGTGCCAAGAGTCGTGACACCCGCTTCGTTCGCGTCACCGGTTTCGTACCCCGTTGTCAGCAGTCGGGTCATGGCGGTGGTGGCGGTGGGCCGCCAGGATTGATGGTGCCCATGATCAACTGGATGTAGGTGCGCAATGCCGCATCCGTCCCACTCGCTGGCCCTTGCGGCCCCATTGGGCCCACCGGTCCCTGGATACCTTGCGGTCCTTGCGGACCGGTCGGGCCAGGTGGACCAACCAGCGAGTTATGGCTGGTGCACGAGTCGGTCACGACGGGGATCGTGCTGCGATGCTCGGCTGTTACCGTCACCACCGGAGTGCGGTAGACCATGGTCATAACGCCAGCGACACCACTTCCTTGAACGCCACACTGCCCTGAAGCGGTGGATTCCAGATGAACGCTTGACGGGTGAACTCTTTGGCCGCCATCTCCTGAGTCGCCTGCAGGTTGCCCGCCGCGGCATAGAACATCCTCGACGGGAACATGCGCCACGCCTCGATATGCGCCGCCGCCGCGGCATAATCCAGATCGACCGAGAGCTCGTCGAGATCAGATGTTGGCCCCTGGAGCGCATCGGTGCCATTGATCCACACGGCGTGGTTGTGCAGGACCGTCACGCGCAGCCCGCCGTAGTACCCACCGCCCGCGCGGATCCACACGTGGCCGCACTCGCTGAAGACCGAGAACGGCACGTCGCGCACCGCGCTATACGGCCACCCCGTCTGCAAGTTCAGCACCTGGCGCGGATCGATCAGCCACGGCAAGGCCGCGGTCAGGTCAGCCTCGTACATAAACCCGCCCAGCCCGTAGCGGTCCTCGAAGAAGCAGCGCCGCAATCCAGCGATCACGGCCATACGCAACTCCTGGGCAGGGTCGAGGTGGTGCAGCTCGGCGATCTCGCCGGGCGCCATGGGCACGTTCCAGTTGTGGTCCACCACCACCCGCCCGGCGGCACTGTCGAAACTGAGTATCAAGCGCTGACGGTCGGCAGCTTGAACGACAATGTCGGCGCCACCCTGGACGTGGCCGCGTCTGAGCAACCACAGATTCTCGGGACCGCCGATCAGCGCGGTGCTCTGCAGTGTCGGCATGATCGCCGAGGTCGAGGTCGACGACGTGGGCGAGCCGGTGGCCTGGTAAGCCAGAAAGTACGGCCCGAGTCGCCGCGCAGTCTCCTGCTCGAGTTTTTCGAGTGTGACCGCGCCCAGTGCTGGGAGTGTGGACCCGCCGCCGAAGGTGCCGCTACCAAAGGTCACGCGATGACCACACCCTTCCACGTACCACCACATCTGGCCCAGATCTTGTTGGCCGTAGTATCAACAATCAGCATGCCGTCCGTCGGTGTGTTCACGTCGGCATCAACAGGCGTACCAGCCTTCGTACGGTTAGCTACCGCTCCCGCCACAAAGATGTTGCGCGGCTTGTTACCGGCGACCCCAATGTCGACCGAGTTGTCCGTGGTTGCCCACAAGCCCCCGGTGTTGATCCGCCAAACGGCAGTATTGGATGGGTTGAGCCGGATCTCGTTATTGCTCTGGATAGTTAGAGTGCGAACAACTCCAGTCCCAGCATTCTGCACGATAATGGATGAAGGTGTAATTTCCAACCGCTCATAGTTCGCACCGGCGCTGCTATATGTGCCGTAAATTCTCCACGATTGCGAATTAACCCCGTTTCGTTGTTCGATTGCGTTACCTGTCGGCTGGAACAATGGCGTATCGACAAGCGTCGTCGTTGTAGATCCAACTACATTGAGTGAGCCGCCAGGACTGAATCGACCTCCCTCCGCACCGTTCACGTAGAAGATGAGATGACCATTAGTGGTGGGTGCCGAGATCCAGCCGACCCTGACTGTGTTATCCGAATGGGCGTACAGTATTGCCCTTGGCGTTCCGCCCGTATCGCTGGCCGCAACACCAGACATGTTCGGCATGACCAGTGCATTGGACCAGCCCGGACCATCGATACGGATAGCCTCCGGTGATCCCGCCGCCGGGTTCGTCAGATGCACGCCGGTCGTCGTGACATCTCGAATGGTGATCCCCTTACCGAGCAAACTTGACGGGATACCCCAACCACCACCCGCACCGCCAATCTGCAAGCCCGTCTCATAGCCCCGCAAGGTGCCGCCGGTACTCGTACCCACAATAGCGATACCCGCACCAATAGGATAAGTCGTCGCCGCACGGTGGATCGAGTCTGTGGCGCCAGAGGCCGAGTACGTTTGCACCGCGAAGCCAACCGACAGCGCGGACGTGGGCTGGCCGTTGTAGTAATTGTTGATCAGCATATTGATTCCGCTGAGCAACGACTGCTGCACACCGACAGCACCGTGGATATTTCCATCTATCAGCCAGCCACGGCCAGCCGGTCCGACACTCTGCGTATAACCCGCCCCGATGTTGTACTGAACGGACATGAATGCGGCGGCATGCTCGTTCAAGTCATTGCCACTGGCTTTGACAAACACTTCATGCCCGGAAGCCCACACGGACCCCACCGTTGCTGCACCATTGTCTCCAACGCTCGCTGCGCTGCTGACTCCGGTTGAGATCACCGAATAAGGGTCGGCCGTATCAGTCGCATTGAAGCGCGTGTACAACTTCCACGGTCGCACGTTTTGCCCAGCAACGCCGGTCACATACGTTACGTCGCTTGAGATCTTCGCCGTGCTCAGCAGCCCGGATGAATCAAGCGCGACCCGCTGGACGCCCCCCGTTGAGAACCCAATCGTGTCCGTCGCAGGGTTGTACAGACCCGTATTCAAGTCACCAGCGAACGTGATCGACGGACTGGCTGCGCTGCCCGCACCGAAGGGCATGGCAGTCAGCAGCGACGTTTCGAGTGCGTTGACGGCTGACGCGAGCTGGTTGTGCAGGTCGGGATGGGTATCCGCCTCGGCCGTGGTGTTGACCACGTCGGTACGGATGTTGTCGGGCGCGGCCGGGAAGGTGCTGGTCACTTCTTCTCTTGTGCGGCTGAACGCACGGGTGGTTCAGGATCGGGCGTGTAGTTCAGGATTTCGGCTTTGCCCTCGTTGCGCAGTTGGCGCACCCAGTCCTCGTCTTCGGACACGAAGTCCATCTTGTGGCCGGCCCCGTACACCACGTCGGGATCGGCCGGATCGGCCGCCGCCACCAACAATCGCAGCGTGCCTGGCATGCCTCAGCCCTTCTTCGCCTTGGGCGCTTCTTCCGTGGTCGGTGTCACCTCGCCCGCATCCGCGCGACTGACACGTGCGTTGTAGACACCCTCCGGACCCGCTTCCTGCTGTCCAGCTTTCTGTTCCTTCTCGCTGGCCGCAACGGTGCCGTTAGCCCGCAGGTTGGCGTAGTCCTCGTCGGACAGGGTGATCTCGGCGCCGGCTGCCACCGGTTCGCCGGTGGTCGGATGGATGATCGGCGCGAGTGTGGTGGTCTTCGGCATCGCGTTCCTCCTTATGCCGTGGTGAAGGTTGCGTCCGGTGTGAGCGTGACCGCGGTCCCGACCGTCACGGTGATTCGATAGTGATAGAGCGTGGCCGTAGTCAACCCAGTCAGGTTGGCCACAATCGCGCCTGAGCCCGAGGCTGGTGTAGCGGCCTGAGTGCCACCGTATGCGGTGGTGGTGCCGTAGTTGACGGCCATCGCCGTGCACGGCTGATCGACCGTGAAGTTGACCGTCGCCGTCGTGGCGGCGATGGGAGCAACGTACTGACCGCGGACCTGGGCGCCCACCACCGAGACCTTGCCGTCGCGCTGGAACGCACGCAGCATCGCCTCGTCGGCGATCGCCGCGGTATGACCCGCGCCGTAGACCGTGGTGGGCGTGGTCGTGTCTTGGGTAGTGACCAGGAAGGTGACAGTGCTCATTTCTTCTTCTTCCTCGCCGGCAGTTTGGACTCGTCCACGCCCTTCAATTTCTTCTGAGCTTCCGAAGCGGAGAAGCCAGGTATCTGGCCTCCCGCTGCAGCTCCGAAGAACCTGGCTTGAGCCCTCGAGACGGGCCGTTTGTACGCACGCCCACCGGGCATGAGGTTTAACCCTCGCCTCTGCTGCGGCTCAACCGCTTTCCATACTTTCTCATGCGACAATCCACCTCGTGCATCTTGATTCGATCGAGCGTTCGGGCCGCCATCTGGCCGCCCTGCCAATGCTCAGCGAGATTCTTGGTCATCCTCTCATTCCAGCCATGGAGGATTGGTCCAAATGGGGTCGGTACTGGCAACAGATTGTCTGCATGGTCAGCACGCGCTGTTGGGTATGGACTGGCAAAGTGACTCGTGATGGGTATGGCGTAGCTCGCATCCGAAGTGCTGCCAGCGGCGATGTAGCCATGGCGCACCGAGTGATGTTTACGTGGCTCATCGGACCAATCCCACCGCAAATGACCCTCGATCACCTCTGCCGCAATACTGGATGTGTGAACCCTGACCACCTTGAGGTCGTGCCTCGTGAGGAAAACTCGCGGCGTGCCCGAACCAAGGATTTCTGTATTCGCGGTCACCAGTTGACATCCGACAACGTTGTACCCACGAGTGAAGGAGGTCGTCGCTGCCGGATCTGCCGCGACTCTTATTACAGCGAACATCGCGAAACGATCCGCACTCGGCAAGCCAAGGCATACCGCGTCCGTGCAGGACGAGAAGTCCTGCCGCCGAACGGGGAGCGGACCCACTGTAAGTGGGGCCACCCCTTCGACGAAGCGAACACTCGGATAACGACGGCCGGCGTTCGCCAGTGCCGCGCGTGCGGCAACCGTCGTGATCGTGAGCGTTATGCAAACGACCCATCCCGTAATGCATCGGTCAAAGAAAGAGCCAAGGCTGCCAAAATTGCCACGCAGAATGCGTGAACAAATATGACTAACCCTCCCCTCCTGTGGCCGCTTTTTGCTGGACCGCGAAGAAAGGGTACCTGCTAGCTTTCGTCGACTGTTGACGATTAACAGGGTTAGGAACAGCCCAAGCAAACCTGGCAACAATACGGAGGGCCACCATGTCTTGCTGCATCAGGTTGTACTGAATGATCGGGGGCGAGCCGTTGTCAGTGATCACACCAGTATCAAAAAGTTCCATACTGATGTCATCGCGAACAGCGAGCATGGACTGGTCCCACTGGCCGCCAATCATCGAGTAGTTGGCCGCACCCGTAGCGAAGCCCGACAGGCCAGCATTGCTGAACACGACCGGCTCGCCGTACAGGCTGCCCACGTTGGGCGACTCGGTCGGCGCCGTCTCGGGGTAGTACAGCATGCCCTTGGTCGTATCACGCAGGCCGCGCAGTTTGGCTTTCACCTGACGCCTGGCCCAGAAGCCGGTCACATCGAAGCCATCAGCTTCAACCGTCGCCATGGCATTGTTCACGTCGTCGAGGTAATCGACCGCTGACGCGCCCGCCAGGATGATGTTGCCCGCGGAGCTCGCGCTGGCCACGATGCTAGTGGGGAACGTGGACGGGGCGTTCACGCCGAAGAAGATCGCTTCATCTAAGGCCACCCCAAAGGCTTCCGTTACCTTGGGTTTGATCTCGGTCCAGAAGTCGAAGTCCATGTCATCGAGTAAATTTTTCGCTATTGGGACAATAACTGCCATCTCCTCTGCGTTGAGGTAAACATTGTCCCAAGCAAGACTTGTAGTCTGCTTCATACCAATATCACGAGCATCAAGCGAAGCACCCGCGACCCAGTATGCAATTGGAAGCTGACTTAACACAGGAATACGCTGCTGTGCCCTCTTCATGCGAACATGCGGCATAAGCTGCAATGCAGCACTTTTTACCTCGATTGATTGTACAATCGACTTTTGCACGTCCTCAGGAATCAATGGTCCTGAACCAGGTACCGCCCTAGAAGCGATGCTGTTATATGGCACTAATGTTGCCTCTTTCAGATAGGACTAACACCACTAACGTGCCGAAAGCACCTCGTGGGCTGGTAGAATGACAAAAAGCCCTGGCGCTGTGTAACCAGCTGGATTGCGCCTGTCACTACTTGGTGGCTTCCTCTGGCTAAGCCACCAACCCCGTTAGCGACTAGCCCGAACTGTTGTTGTGTTCTCTGGGTGTTGGCAGGTCGTAGAACCCGCGCAAAATGCTCGATACCGTCTGATCTGATCCTGAGCCGCCGCTCGTCCCTGGGATGAGCTCCGGCTCGGCATACCCGCCCCGCGCCTCACTCAGGATCTGTTTGCGGAATGCGGCGTTGCGACGGAGTTTTGCCTCGGCGGCTTTTTCGCCTTCGGCTTTCCAATGCTTCTCGAGCGCCTTCAGGCTCTCGCTCACAACCAGCTTGCGGCCCGCTAGACCTACCCCTGCGCCCTCGAGCTTGGTGATCCGCTCCTGCTCACTCTTGGGGAGGGCCAGGAAGATCGGATCGATCGTCACCCGGTCGTGCTCTGAACCGACGTTGGTGACGAACTGCTCGAGCTGAACATTGCCCATCTGGGCCTGTTCGGTCTTGCGTTCTTCCTCGGCGTATGCCCACGGGTCCTTGTCGCGAAGTTCGCGACGAGCGCGGGCTGCAGCTTCTGAAGCTCGCTTGGCCTCACGACGATCGGTTTCGGCCTGTACGCGACGCTCTAATTCCGTCTGTGACAGCACCACCTTGTCTGGTTCGGCACTCGTCTCGGACTCCTGGTTCGATTCGGTCTCCTCCCGGCCGCCGCGAGGTTGTCGCCTCGTGATGCGCTGCCACCAGTTGGGTGACGATTCGGAAGAAGACTCGGAAACCTGCTCAGAAGTCTGGGCCGATGCCTCGGCGTCAGGACTGGGTGATGGTTCCGCAGATGAAATATTTGGTTGTTCCTGCATATCTTACGCGCCTTTCTCGTCTCGTTCTATGGCCCGGCGGTGAAGCCGCTATTCCCGCCACCGCCCCCGCCGTATGGCCACTCGTACGGGTTGCGGAATTGCTGCGGGTTGGCGCCTGGCAACAGCGGGATCAGGCCGCTGAACACAGCGGGGTTGTACGGCAGTGGTCCACTGCCACTCGCCATGGCCAACTCGGGTGGTGGTGGGAGTGATGCCCGGAAATCCGCCAGCCCCAGGCCGCCGGGCATCATGCTCGGATTCAAGCCAGGGATGGTGTACGAGCTCTGCCCCGGTGGTACGGGGCCGGTGCCCTGAGCAAGACCGGGATACACCGGATGCTGCGGTATCTGACCCGCCGTCGTTGGTGGCGTACCACCGCCAGCATCAGGAGGTGGTGTCCCGCCAGGCGTCCACTGATTGCGACCGAGCATGCTCTGAAAATCCATGCCTGGCGCAACCGTAGGTTGAGCACTCGCCAGACTCTGGATCTGCTGGTCGAGATTAGGCGCCTTGAACGTCGACCAGCCCGTGCCCAAGTCGGTCGGCGGACCCGTCTCACCAGGGAAGCGCGTATTCATCGTGTGCTGCACGATGCCCTCGAGCGCCTGGCCGTAGCCTGGCCCGACGCGATACGGCATCAAGCCCTGCATGGCCGTCGACGCCGAGGTCAGGTTCTTCTGCTGCAGCTCGAGCGCTTTCTGCGTCTCGTCCTGGATGATCGCCTGCTGCTGCTGACCGAGCGCGTCCACCTGTGGCGCCACGTGCTGGTCGTACCAGGTGCTGAAGCGTGCGGCTTGCTGATCTGCAGGGATCGACTTGTCCGCGGCGATCTTGTCCTTCATCTGCATCATCTGCGACTGCAAAAGGGCTGTTCGCTGGGCGAGCTCGCCGCGTGTGGTCGGCGCTTTCGGCCCCTGATAGTTGGGGTTGTCGGAGGTGGTGATGCCACCCTGCGCGCCGGTCTGGACGATGTACGGCTGTTCCGTCCCCGCGGTCAGTTGCTGAATCTCTTGTGGTGTGGCGCGCTCGCCGATGCTGGTTGTCGTCCAGTCGCCGCCACTGTAGAGCTGCTTGACCTTGTAGCCGCCGACGATGTTGTCGCGCGTGTCACCCTGTTTGGGTTGGCCAGCGAGTTTGGCGGCTGCAGCCTGCGTCTCAGGACTCCACGCCTCAGGTGTGACCGACGGATCGACCTCGTACTTCTTGGTCCCCTCGTTCCACACCTTGTGGACCTTGTAGCCGCCTTCGATGAAATCGCTTGGCGGATGGGCGCCCTCTGCAAAACCTTCAGCAAGTTTGAATGAGCCGCCGCCTGGCTTCGTTGCATCCGGCAGCCACTGGTACGTCTTGCCTTCAAACTCTCTGAAGGTCGGCGTTGCGGCCGCGGTCTTGTCGACCTCAGTCGGCAGTCCGGCGTTGACCCAGGCGTTCGGATCCGATGACCCCGCGGGTCGCTGCATCCACGTGCCGTTGACCTTCTGCATCTCCGGCGCGGGCGTACTCTTCGCCGTCGCTGGAACAGGGGCGACGCCACCCACGTCCTGCATCAGGTTGGTGTCGGGATTGAGTGCCTGCCAGCGTTTACTGCCGTCCGGCTGATCCATCCACTTTGCGTTGTCCTGCCAGGACGTTTCCTTCGGCAGATTGACGCTGACGCCCTGCCCGATCATGGCGATCGGCTTGTTGGTACGCGGGTCGATGACGGTCTGGAGTTGGTCGGGTGTGGCCTTGGACACCTTCTCGTCGAGGTTCTTCACGGCGCCCGCGCCGTTCACGTCGATCGTCGTGCCATCGCCGAGTTCGTAGTGGTAGAAGGGATCCTGGACCGCTGGACCAGTCAGCCGGCCGCCCTCTTTGTCGGGGCTGATCTTGGTTGCTTCGCCGGCCAGCCCACCGTGGCGGGCGACGAACTTCGCCCAACCTTCGTAGGTGGTGAGATCTTCGCCAGGCAGTGGCATCAGTTCGTTATCCTCCGTCTCGCCCCAATATGCGAGTACCGCCTATTCCCAAGTGGATCAGCGCGTCCATCTTTCTTGGCTGGTTGGCTGCCTTCACCTACTTCGTCAACGCCGAAGGTCGCGACCACCTCACCATTTCGCTCATCCTCGGCCTGGCCGCAGTGGCGTTCATCGCCGCCCTGTTCATCGACGACCGCTGGTTCCACGCGCGCCGCAGACGCAAGCACTAGCGGACTCCCTGCGCTTCGAGCAGCCTGCGGCGCCGATCGATTTCCGCCTGACCGATCCGATCGACGATGTCCGCGCGCGCCTGCTGGCGAGTCTCAGTCGCAACCTCTTGCACGTAGTCAAGACGGTCCTGCTTGGGCATGCTCTGGAGCGTGCCGCTCTGCTCGAGTCGGTGGATCTCGTCATCGAGGTAGCGGTTCGCCATCTGCTGGTACTGCGTCTCCTCGTCGCGGCGTAGCGGGATGCCTTCGATGTTGCTGTCGACAGGCGACGGCACGTACTCCACACCTTGCGACTGCAGGAACGTCTGTGCTGACGGCGTGAGCACGTTCTCGCGCGCCTGACGGCTCGTCTCACCTATCAGGCCACCCTCGCCGGCCGCCCGAAGGGCACCGCCCAATACAGGCACCTTCTGCGGCTCATTACCCTGCTGTGGCTCAGCGCCAGGCAGCAGTGCGCGGGCGCCAAGGCCCATCTCGCCGATCCCGCCGAGCATGTCCTTGACCGCGAAGTCGACCTGGGCAGGCTGAATCTCGTACTTCGGATCGATCGTGCGCGCAACGCTGGTCAGGCCACCCGCGATCTCACGACCAGCCTGCGACGCTTCCTTATTGGTCCGCTCGGTGGCGATCTGCGTCCCGCGGAAGAAGTCGCGATTCAGTCCGAGCTGGGTGGCCGTATTCACGCCCGGCGCAATCTCGGGCAGGAGCTGACGGGGCACGTCCCCCAGCGAACCCGCCTTGGTCGGCGCCGCCGTCCACAGGATGTCTTGCAGCAGGTGCTGCCAGTCTTCGGGCTTGGCATTCTCGTTGCCCGCCGCCGACAGGACGTTGCTCGCAGCTTCGCGTGCGATATTGGAGAACACGCCGCGGCTGCCGAAATTCATGCCCCAGTACTGGGGGTGGCGATTGCCGTCCTTATCGACGGGGGCTTCGCCCGGCAGCATGATCACTGGCCCCTGGCGCTTGACGCTCTGCGGCACGTCGTCGTAATCCTTGCTGCGCTGGGCGTCGCTGCGGTTCCACGCTTCGGCGAGGATCGTCGGCAAGCCCACCAGCATGGCCATCGACGCGGTCGCGCCCTTCGGGTTCTCCTTGAACATGCGCGCCACCTGGGCCACATCCTGGGGGCCGACGTTGAAGAACGGGATGAACGAGTTGAGGGTCTTGGACAGCGTGCCGCCCTCGTTGAAGTCGAGCGTGGTCGTGCGTCCCTCGAGGATGGCGCGCTGGGGGGTGGCGCCACGTGCTTCAGCGAGGCGCATGGCGGCGATGCGCGGTCCTGCTTCCGAACGTTCAGCGATCGCCTGGACCGGGTCGAAGATGCGACGCACGATACGCGCGATGTCGTTGCCGCTGGTGATATCGATCTTCTCGCCGCCGGCGATCTTTGCGATCTCCTCAGCCCGCTTCTCAGCAGTGCTGACGATCGTCGAGCCCGAGCCTCCACCAGCCATGTACTGCTGCATGCCCGGCCCGCGGAACTCGCCCTGCGGCAACCCCTGAAACGCGTCGGCGTAACCGCTGAACAATGCCGAGACGACGCGTTTGAGCTGGCGCGGATCCCCGCCCTCGCGCGCCATCTGGCGCTGCAGGTAGAGCGGAACGTCGAGGGTCGGGTTGCGAATCAACGCGAACGCCGGGCTCAGCACGGTAGTCACGCCTCTCTGGAAATTGACCCAGTCGCGCGTGAAACCTGGCGCCTGCTCGATCTGCGCACCATTGATCACCTCGGCCACGTCTGGTGGTGCGACGTGCCGCTCCACCACCCCGTTGCGGATGTACTGAATGACGCTCTCGCCGGTCTTGACCGGAGCATCGGTCGGCAGGATGCGCGGCGGGTCCGGGCCGAGTTTGTCGAGGTCGAGCACCGCGCGAACCGCCTCATTCTTGCGGGCGTTCTTCTCCACCTGCTGGACCAGGCCGAGCACCGACGCCAGTGGATCCTCGCGGAACTTCTCCGTGCCCACGTCGCTGTAACTGCGCACGCCGTTATCGGATAGCGAAATCTTCGAGCCGACGCGCGGTCCGCCCGCCTCGTCGAGATAATCGAGGATGCGCGTGGGCACCCAGTTCGGATACTGCCCGTTCCACATGTTGAAGTCGTGCTGGTCGATGAGCCCCGAGTCGAGCATGCGTTTGCGCAATTGGCCGACCAGGTCGTAGACCTGCGAACCCGATCCCTGGAGCGTCTTCCACGCCTCGGGTCCAAGCTCGGTCTGCATCTGACGCAGGGCGTTTTGCGATTCCATCAGACTGCCGCCGCCGGGGAACGTGCGGTACGTCTGCCCAGTGGCGGCCGCGATGTCGATGTTATTGCGGTGGATCAGATAGCTCGACAGGAGCTTGCCGGCCGCCTCATCACCACCCAGCGCCGCGACAGCGGGCTTGAGATAGGTATCCTCGGCGATCTTGACCGAGCCATCGGTCGACATGTTGCGGATCTTTGCCGACAGGTCGAGCCCTTCGGGCGTTTTACCGGGCGTGTCGGGCGTCAGATTCGCATCGCGCAACGCGTCTTCCATATACCGATCGGCCGCTTCGAAACGGTTCGTGGTCGCGCGCACGAACTTGTTGAGCCGACTGCTCGTATTCTCGACCTGCGGCAGTGGCGCCTCGAGCATGGTCTTCGTGCCCTGATTAGCCGGCACCTCGTACGCGCGACGGATCGCTTCGGGATCCAGCTTCCCCGGCTTCCCACCCGGCGTGTGGGTCCCGGCGTACGCCTCGCCAAGCCGCGTACCGCGCAACGCCTCAGCCACCTGAGCGTCGGTCGGCTCCACACCCCTGGTGCTGAGTCGCGCGAGCTGGCGAGCCGTGTCGATCGCTTCAGGCGAAGCCTGCTGCAGCAGCTCCTCGTCGGTCATCAGCGCCGGCCCCTTGAGCATCGGGGCGACGACATCCCCCGCGGCGACATCGCTCGCCACGTTGATGTCCTGCCCTTGCTGCATCACGCGGCCGGCACCCGTCAGCGCGTCACGGATCCCACCGCCGATCTGATCTCGCAGGGCGTATGCCCCGGCGCCAACTGCTGCCGCGCCGCCCAGACCAGCCGCGAACCCAGCATTGGCTTCACCACCCTGTTGTCCGCTGATCGCATTGCGGAGTTTGTTTAGCGATGAGCCAAAGATCACGGTCCCCTCGTCGCCGCCCCGAATGCCGTCATAGCCCGCTCGCTCAATGAGACGATTGGCCTCAGTCACACTCAATGCGGCACGGCCGGTGGTCAGAAACCTCCAGAGCGCATCCGGCGAAGCAAGGTCCGTAGCCTCACCGCCCGCGTCTGTAATGGTCTGTTTGACGTATTGGAGCGTGGCAGCCCGCTCGGGGTCACGAGTCCGAAGAACCTGACTCAGGCGCTCTAACTCGTCAGGGGCTACATCATCAACCGTTTGAAGATCGAACAACTTCACGTTCGATGGCATGTCAATGGCGCGGACATTTGCGCCGACCTGTGAGGGCTCGTCATAGTGCCCACGCCAGTCGCGGGCGTAACTACTCGCGTAGTCAGGATTGGGGGTGACGTAGTACCCCGGCCCGAGCGTGTTTTCGCCTTCAACCGCGGGTAAATCTGCACGAGCGGTGGCGAAGTCCGCGGTTGTCCCGTGGTACATACGCGTACTGCCCGGCTCGTGTGTGCCCGCATACGCCTCGCCCAGTTTCGTCGAGCGCAGCACACTCGCAATATCCGCGGCTGTCGGCTCCTTGCCGCGCGTGCTGACCTGATACAACCGGCGCGCGTTCTCAATATCCTGCGGTCCGGCTTGATCGAGCAACTCCTGGTCGGTCGTGAGCTCGGGGCCGCGCAGAATCCCCGGAATCCGCGTCGGATCCTGGAAGATGGTCGACTGTGGGGGACCGATACCGCCCGCTGGCTGGCCCGTCAGGCGCGCTGAGGGCGCGCCCAGGGCATTGCCCGTACCGAGCGGGTTGGTGAGCACGTCTGAGGGGATCGGCTGCATGCCCGCGGTCTGCGAGGTGTCCGTCGACCCGCCAATGCCCAGGTTCTTGAGGCCGCTAGTGATGGCATTGGCAATATTGCTGCCCATCTCCTCGAGCGGACTCTTGGGCGGCTCGAGCGGCTGTGGAGTGCCTACCTGAGCGGCTTGCTGAGTGGTAGGGCCGAACACGTTCGAGGTATCGCTGAACACCGACGACTGTCCAGGCAGGACCGCGGCACCGGGGAGCTCCGTCGACGGCTTTGGCGGCAGCAAACTATCGACCATGGCGTCTTTCGCCCGCCCGAGCCAGCCCAGCGGATTGCTGTCCTGATCGGCCAGACTCGGCGACGCCACCTGTGGGTTGTCAGCCAGCAAGCCACCCTGGACGGGACCCATGATGGCCGTCATCTGCTCAGGCGTCATCCATTCCGAGCCGCCCTTCAGGTCCAGGCCAGAGCGACCAACGTGGAAGCGATTGGTCTGCGGATCCCACCCGTCCGCGGTGAAGTAGTGGCCAGTCGTGGAGATGGTGACGGGGTTGCCGGTCCTCGCCTCGTTGGCGAACGTCCCCCAGTCGGCGCCACTGACCAGTTTCGTTGGCACGCCCAGTTTGTCCATAAGCGCCTTCTCGGAGCCGAGTCCAGCCATGCCCTGGCTCGAGGTCCAACCAACCGTCTTGGCCAGGTCGGTCGCCTCGCGTAGGGTGGGGTTCCGTCCGAAGCGCTGAGCGAAGCGCACAGCAGCCGCTGGTCCACACGCGGCGTACGCCTCGTCATTGGTGAGCTGGCTATCGCCAAACTGGCTGACATCACGTCCGCCAGCGGCCTGCTGAGCCCAGCCACCTGTCTGGCTGAGTGCCTGCTCGGCCGCGGTCGTCCCCGTCCGAGTGCCGGTGAGTTGCATCAATGGCGTGATCGACTGATCAGCAATCTGCCCGATCTTCTTCCCCCATACTGGATCGGTGGCATAACCCGCTGCGTTGATGCCCTGCATGAACTGGTCGGGCGAGATCTGGCCGCTACGGAGTTGCTGGTAGATGGGCTGGTAGCGACGACCTTGCAGGAACTGATCGAGCGACGCGAACGCTTCGTCCGGCGAGTTGTAGTTGGCGAAGGTGTCGGTCGTCGCACCCTGACCCTGTTCCCAGGTTGCGCTCGTGAGACCAGGCGCCGTACCGGGCTGACTGCCCTGCTTGATGCCGAACAAGGCATTGCCAGCCTTGCCCCAATTGGACTCGCTGGCTGCCCACGCTGTCAGATAGCTGGCCGGAATACCAGTAATACCGGCCCACTTCTCGGCGTACGGCTGCATCGATTGCACAAAAGACGCGTGATTCGAAGCATCGATTTGTCCACCGGGTGCCGGCCCGCCACTCGCGAGTGAACGAGTGGGGGCCGACGTGGTCGGACGCAGATTCTGCAAGAACTGATCGACATCACCACCCGCCTGCAGGACGGCGTTCATGGCGTCCATGGTGCGATCGCCCGACCCCTCACCGAGTCCACTGACGAACTTGCCAACGTCCGCTCCAGCGGACACCGCGGCGCCGAACGCACTCTGCAGCCAGTTATCGTCGCCGGCTGGAGCGGATACCGGCGGCGAGGGTGGTACCGCTGGCGCAACAGGTGTCGCAGCCGGCGCCACCGGTCCTGGCGGAGCGGGTGGCGCGGCCAGCGACGGCTCGGGAGACGGTGGTGCCTCCGGAGGGGGAACCTCCGAAGCGGGAGCCGGCTCAGGAGCCGCGGGCTCGGAAGGAGGAGCCGCGAGCTGTGCTGGTGTCGGCTGCGCCGACTGCTGATACTCGGTAGCCGCCCACGAGCCGATGCGATTCAGGTCGGCGAGTCGGTCGTTCGCCGTCTGGGTGAGGTCCAGGCTGTGGATCTTCCGATCGGCCTCTTCGCTGAAGAGTTGGTTATGCCAATCGTCATACCCCTGCTCGTCGACATCCGGCAGCATCGTCACCGCTGCATCATCCCCTCAGTCGCCACGTCCCGGCGCTAGCCGCATTGCTGCCGTACTTGGGCAGACTCTGATTCATCAGCGCCGTGACGTCATCCTTGTTCCACCCCTGCGCTTCATAGCCCCCGAGCAGCATCTGCTGCTGTGATGGCGCCATGTTGTTCCAAGACTGTGCGGCGATCTGGTTCGGTGCGGGCAGGTTCAATTGCTGCGCTTGCGTCGGTTGCGCACCCATCGTGTTGGTGCCATTACCCAGCGCATTCTGCGCTTGCGTTGGCTGCCCGCTAGCTCCAGCCCAGCCGCTCTGATTGATCCTCGAGCCCGTATCGGTCGGGCTGTACTGGTAGTTCGCTCCAGCTTGAGCGGGAGCCGGTATGGATCCCTGAGGCGTGAACGCCGCAACATTCGGCTGCGCCTGGTAGGCAGTTGGCTGGTAGCCGCCGGCACCCGCGACCTGGCCGTAGAGCGTGTTCAGGTTGGCAGCCTGGGGCTGCACGCCGCTGGTGGCGCCACCCCCTGGGATGTACTGACCCATGGCTGCAGCCGCCAGGCTATTCATATTCCCGCCAGCGCCGAGGACCTCCTGGTACTTGGCCCAGTCCGCCGGTCCTCTGAGATTCGAGAGGAGCGTCAGGTACTGATTGGCGGCCTGCTGCTGAGCAGACTGCTCGGCAAGCGCCTGTTGCTGCGCTCTCAGCCACTGGGTGTACTGCTGTTCCTGGGCAGTTTGCGTCTGGGTGCCCGCACCTGGCGTTTGGCCAGGCGCGTAGTACTGGCCGTACATTGCAGCCAGGTTCTGCGCTTGCGTGAAGCCCTGGTTCTGGCCAGCCAGCGTCTGTTGGCCAGGAGTTGGTGCCCCCCAGGTGCCGAACATCTGGGCGAAGTCCTGCTGCACGGGCATCGTGTACTGGCCTTCGAACATGCCCGTGAGATTGGCCCGGTCGAGGGTCTGCTGCCAGGCAAACTTGGCCGCGGCCTGTGCCCGATCCTCAGTCTCGCCACGTAGCTTGGCCTGGTTGTAGGCATTGGTGCGGTCGTTATTCGCGGCAGTCAGAACATTCTGGTTCTGCTGCCAGCTCGCGTATTGGGTATCGGACATCGTCATGCAGCAGGTACCTCCATCATCGGGTCAGGCGGCGGCGGCTTCCATTCTGGATGCGCTCTAAGGACCGCCTCATACACACTGGCAAATTGCTCGACGCCCAGGCGCGCCACCTCGCGCTGGCGACCCTGCTGATTGGGGCTACCGTCAGGGTTGAACAGCGCTCTCGAGTAGTAGTCCATTTTCTGCTGCTCGGTCAGGTTCGCCGCGAACGGAGCTCTGCCTGGGGCAAAGCCGAGTGCCACTTCCGTAGCCGTCTGGTCAATCCACAGCGCGAGGTCGTTGGCGACCTCCTCGAGCATTGACTGGCGGTGTGGTGGTCGATGCGTGCGCGCGGGCTCGGGAGGAGCCGGGGTCTGCACGCCCGGCTCCTCCGTCGCCACCCCGGCCGACTGAGGAGTACCCGTTCCAGTCGGCACGTCCGCACTCGCTGGCGCCACATACATGCTCATCGTCTACGCCGCGGCCCTATCAGGGCCCCGTCGCTCGAGCAGTACCCGCCACTGATGCCGCTCAGAACCACGAACCAGTAGTAGTAGCGGCTGTGGTGCAACGCGGGACGTTTCATTACGGCCCACCGCCCGGTAACTGGAGCATGTTGGCTGGCGGCCCCTGCACGTTGGGGTTGCCAGAAATCCCACCTGGCGGCATGCCACCACCAGCCATGCCCGCCGGAGGCGGCGGGGCAAGCGGCAATCCGGCTCCTGGTGAAGGGACTGGATTGGGCGGCATGCCACCAGGTGAGCCAGGATTGGGTGCTCCAGGAGTGCCGCCGGGGACGCCAGTGGCGCCCGCGGTCGGCGCGCCGGACAACTCCTCGGGTGAAGGAGCGCCGGCGGCCGCCATACGCTCGGTCTGGATGGTGGCCACCTTCTCGAACACTGCTTTCTTGAGCATGGCTTGCACTTCCTGCGAGTTCTTCAGGTCGTGCAGGAGCCATGACTTCTCGACCTCGTCGGGGTTGGAGCCCGATTGCTCGACAGCATCCTCGTACGTGATCAGCTTGAGTTGCATCTTCTCGCCGATCGCGCGGGTCGCCACAATCTCGTTGCTCGGCGTGGAGGGCGCCAGGGCGGCCTCGTAGCGGTGGACGCCTTTTAAATCCTCGGGACCGAGCGCTAACCAGGCCGCCTTACTCTGGCCCGAGATCGTCTTCTTGCCCCTGGTTGCCTCGATCTCGCCCCAGGCGTAGACCTTCTCGGAGATGCGGTTCTCAATGATCCACGACTCGTGGCCGACCCGCTCGCCGAGGGCAACTTCCGCGTTCTTGACAATCGGGTCCCATTGAAGTCGTGCGAGGTAGGCCGCCTGATTCAGGGCGTAGCCCGAGGTGTCTCCGGAGACCATGCCCTGGACCGAGGATGGCAGTGCGGACTCGAGCATCTGTTTGACATTGCCATACAGTTTGTCGGAGTCCACACCGCTCCGCGGCTGATCGATCGGACTGACATCGTACGGATACAGTTTGCCCGGCTCGATCTGTTCAGCCTTACGGCCTTCTCTGCCATCCTGGCCATACGGTGCCGTACCCAGCCCAGGCACCTGACCCGGTGGCGTGTTCTTCTTGAATGCGGGGAAGCCCGTCATATACGCCGCGTTGGCCTGCATCGTCAGCAGACTGTCGACCAGCGGAAACAGGCTCAGGTACTGGTACAGGACTGACAGTCCCGCATGCTCCGGCAGTCTGGACCCGGTCGTGATCCCCAGCGCATGGAAGTAGGGTCCCTTCAGAACCTTGAGCAGTGGATCCCCGTATGCATGCCTGACTACCTTGCACAGCGTCCCCTCGCCCAGCTTGCCTGATTTGTTTCGCTGATTCGGTCCCTGCAGCAAAATCACCTGGCACTGCCAATCCCACGCTTCGATACACCGAATCGTGTTCTGTGTACCCACCTTGCCGCTGCCACTCGACTTCATCAAGTGACTCCACTCAGCTCGAGCGAGCTCCGCCGCGCGTGGATCCAGGCCTGACCACGTCTTGGGGTCGACGACGTTGCCGCTGCTGTCGAGGCCGGCGCCGAATCGCTCGAGCGCGGTCTGGTAGGGCACCTCCTTGATCTCGACGCAGGACGTGAAGCCGTTCTCGTTCTTGGTGTAGTAGAAGGTTTCGGGCGGTACGTCGGTGGTAGCGATCGGGTAGGGCAGCCCGAGCTTCAGTTGCTCGGTCTGGTGGTCGTACATGGTGTCCTGCGCGTGCTGGTCGTAGGCGTCTGCTTCATCGAGCAGCTTCTGGATGTCGCTCGCCTTCTTTGGATAGTCCGCCCACGCCGTATGACACCGTTCGACAGTTTTCAGAATGCCTTCGCCCTTCACCACCAGACTCCACAGGAAGAGCCTGAGTAGTGGCCGGCGGGCCTCTTGTTCCTGGCGGAGCCAACTGGCTTCGAAGAACTTTTCCCGCAGTGTGGAGTTCTGCTGGTAGACATCGCCGAAGCCGATCGGCTTGAAGCTGACGTTCATCGGATTGGTGCTGAGCGCCGCGGTCACGCTGGTGGCAATGTCCAATGCCATCGGACTGCGCACTTCGATGGCCGTCTTGCGGTATGCCTCGGGGATCTGAATCGGTAGATTTCCAAACAGGACGGCGTCAATGTCGCTGTACAACTGGTCGCGATCACGAAACTGATTCTTGAGGTCCTCGGCCAGCTCCATGGTGGCCTTCTCCATCGCTTCTTCCTGCGATGGCGTGTACGCTCGCGACTCAGCCATTACGTGTCCCTCGCCCAGTCCCACGGTGGCGTTCGTAACCCCGTCTGAGGCTTCGGCTCACGTAACGCCAGTGCGATGAGTTGAAAGATCACCAGCTTCACCTCAGCATCCAGGTCCGGTAGCAGGCGTAATCCCGTCAGAATCTGCGCCAGCGTCATGCGAGGACCACCGACTTCCACAATCCCCCACTACGGACGTACAGACGCAGCGTGCTCGTGTCCAGCATCATCAGCCCGTCCACGGGCACTGTGAAGTCGGCATCAACCGGAGCCCCCACCTTGGTCCGTATGGCGCCCTCCAGCGGCCCGCCGCGTACCACCAGTTTCCCCCTGTGCGTCCACAAGCCATCGCTCATCCGCTCGCCTCCGAGGACCGCGTCTTCGGCCGCGTGGCTGACCGTCATGCCGCCCATACCATCGCCGAAGGCGATTCGTCAGCCTGCGGCTGCGCCTCAGCACACAGGCCGTAGCGCAGGGCATCCGCCTCATCGTCAGGTGTACGGACACTGCGGATCTTGTCCGCCACATCTTCTGGATCCAGAGGGTCCATGACCATGGCCGGCAGGTTGCGCATCAGGTTCGGGCAGCGACTGCCCATGATTCTCAACCGCGGCAGCTCCTCGGGCTCCACCCCGCGCTGTGCTGCTACGGCATCGCCGTGTGCTAACGCGCGGCGGACTATGGCCCAGCCCTGCCTGCGGCTGTTCATGCCTGGCACGATGCCGTTCCTGCTGATCTGCTGGACGCCCACCTGGGCGTACACGGTGGCGATACTGGGTCGAGCCTGCTCGCCGCGCTGGTTGAACATGCTCGGGTCGAGCACCACCAGATCTATCCGCTCGTCGCCCGTCCGCTCGAGGATCAATTGGGCTTGCTGCTCGTCCCTGAGCCCGGTCGCGCTCACCTCGCGGTAGACGTAGATCGGCCCGCCAGGACGTTCTCTGGCAAACCACAGCGCGACGAACGGGTGAGCGTAGCCGTAGTCGACGCTGATCCACCTGGTCCAGTCCTCGGGTGGGTCGAACGCCTCCACAATGTGGAGTCGCGGATCGAATTCCGTAAAGTACATGCCCTCACTCGCCACGCGTAAGCCAAGCAGGAGGCGATCCCTGAGGTAGCCCGACAGGGCTTCGAGCGGCGCCAGCCGCTCAGGCGTAATGGTGGGGTTATCGGCGTGCTTGGCGAACAGAAACGTAGTTTTCTTCGCCGCTTCACGCTCGTACAGCCACCAGCCCGGCTCGCGCGGGTTGAGGTCGGCCAGGATCTGCTGGTAGGGCATCGTCCCGCCACGACCTGTTACACGGGTGGTGAGGATTTCCCAGTCTGATTGCTCGAGCTCGCTGACTTCCTGCACGTACGCGAGGTCCAGCTCCGCGGACTTGAGGCGTTCGGGGTCGTCGAGGCCGAACAGGTAGATCTTCGAGCCGTTGACGAAGCGATATTCCTCGCCTTGCCACAGCTTGCATGCCCCTTCTGGCGCCACCTGTCGTTCAAAGGTCTGCATGGCCGTCGCCGTGAGGCTCTTTCTGGTTTTTCGGACGAACGCCGCGCGTGCGCCTGGGTACTTGGCCAGCGCCATGTACACCTTCTCGAGACACGCGCGGCTCTTGCCCGTGTCGGCCGGCCCTTCCAGCACGACCTCGTGGTCCCGGCAGCGGAACAGCTCGAGACACGCGCCGTGTGGTCGATAGGGGCGCGTGTTCGAATCGAAACTCATGCCCCGACGGTGTGCCTCGACAAGCAGTTCGACAGGCATCAGGAAACCGCAGATTGCCGTGGAAAGCCGCAGATTGCCGCAGATTGCCGCACCGAATGTATTCGGCCGAATAGATTCGGCGGGTTCGCCATCAGACCGCCACCCAGGCATCCGCGTCGACGGTCTTCACGATCTGCGTCTGTGTCACTTGCAGCTTCTCGGCATAGACCTCGGGCTTGAGCGCCTGCAGCAACTTGACCAGGAGCGTTTCCTGCGGCCGCCACTCGATCACCCGTTCGATTAGTCGCTCGTTGCGCCATACCTCTCTGATCAACTGGGCCCCGTGCATCGCTCGATCCAGCGCTGTTGCCTCGAGCTGATCCACTACCGCGGCCTTGGCCTGGTGGAACCGCAGGCTGAACTCGTCGTCATGCTCGAGCCACACCTGGATGGTGGCGCGCGTGATGCCCGCGGCGAGGGCCGAACCCAGGAAGTCGCCGTTCCCCGCGTACTCAGTGAGGAAGTGTTCCTTGGCGTCCGCTTCGACTTCAGGCGACGGCGGCGGGATAGCCGGGTTGCGATTGATGCGCAGGCTGTCCTTACGAGTCGCGCGCGCCACTGGTGGCGCCACGTTGTGGCCGTCTCGATGACGCATGATCGCGAACCTGGTCAGGTGAAAGCGTCGCGCCAATGCACTGACCGAGGTCCCCTCGCGTAACCCCGCCTCGACGGTCTCGAGGTCGGAATGAACGCACACCCTACAGCGCTGCGGCAATGCCTCTTACCAGTCCATGTAGTCGACTATGCGCTCGTAGCGCCATATGCGTGAAGGATGTACTGGGTCAAATCGACGATCACGAAGGTTGTAGACGACAGAGCGGCAACGGTCGGCGAACTCTTCGATCGTCCATGCGCCCTTCAAACGGTTGCAAGCTCGGCAGCATGGCCGCAGGTTCGATGGGTCATGTGCACCACCCTTGCTGCGCGGGAGGACGTGGTCCTTGCCAATGCCCGATGAGGGGGTTTCAACCCGGCCACCGCACAAGTAGCAACCCTCAATCGCAGTCATCAGGGAGTGTTTCACGTGTTTCACGGCCAGTGTAACCGCACAGGGTGCGGTTCGCGAGTTCAGAATGGTGCGGAAAGCCGGCCAGGGTGTGCGGTTCCCGTCGAAACCTCAGTTCGTGAGTACCTGGGGCCCA